GTGGGTCTTTCTTATCTTACTTGTTATCGTCTGTCCTGTTAAGTTTACAACTGTGCCTGTCGAATCTTTAATAGTTAAAGTTTCTGTGTAATCAGCGTCTTGGTCAATCGTGATGTTTTGTATTGTTGCCATGGGTCAATCTCTCTATGTATTTAAATTACTCTTATATTTATAAGAAATATCGACTATACTAGTTTTGGTACACCTAACTTAGGTCTTCCATCAAATAAATTATTAGCTGCATAAGGTCCATTTACATGGTTATAGTGAAGAAACACTTGTCCACAACTATCACCTTCAAAGGGTTCTCTCCAATGTTCTAATTCACACCCACTATATACTAACATATCTCCTACTTCTAAATCAACTTTTGTACCTATTGGTGCATTAGGTTTATGTATATTTTTACGTTCATCAATAACATTATCTGCACCTGTACCATCAATAAATATAGACCAAGGATCGCCACCTAAATGAATAGTAGTAGATATTTCACAGCTAGGTCTATCTTTGTGTCTATTAAGTTCATCACCTTTTTTATATACTCTTGCATAAGAATATGTTGGTAATAATTCTAGTCCTGTTTCTTGTTGCATTTTTGGTAATACTTTCATCATTAAAGTTTCCATTACAAAATCTGCATAACAAGAATAAGTATTAGGTATCTGTTGATCTGCCCAACTACCTAATATAGATGATTGACCATTAATATTGTTTTGATACATAAAATCAACGGCATCTCTTTTAAGTAAGAAATAATTGTATATAAAATTAGCTAGTTCATAACTAACAGCGTTTTTGATTACTTGATATTTTTTAATATTAAATGTCATACAAACATACCTTTCTGTAAAAAATTAAAACTTACTGATATTCTATTTTCATTAGATTCATTAGGATCAACACAATGCATTAACCATGCTGGAAACATAATCAATCTACCGTCTTTAGGTTCATAATGTGTTTCTCTAAATAATCTTGAAGGCATTGGTCCTTCTTTTTGTTTAGGTCTACACATTGCAGCTGATGATCTTGGATCATCTATCTTTAAATGTCCACAATTTTTAGGTGCTTTTACATAATAGACACCAGACCATAAAGAATTAGGATGTTGATGTGCTCTATTCATTCCACCTGGTGGATTTACGTTTGCCCACATATTACCCAACACTGCTTCACTTTCATAATGTTCTTGTTCATAAACAGTTTTTTGTGACGCAAGCAACATACTAACTAATTTTTGATATTCTGGTAGTTCGTGCATATCAGTTGTTGAATGCCATCCTTGAACATTTGTTCTTGTTATACCTTTATCTTTTTTAGACCAAGCTACTATATCTCTTTCAAGTTCTTGATTAAGAGTTGGGTGTTCTATATCTGCAATATAGATAGGTGTTGGAAAATGTAATTCTCTAAACATTATTTAAAAGGTGTGCCTCCAAACCACATTACTAAAGATTTTCTATTACCTTTTATTACTGGTGTCACTCTATGTCTGATAAATGAAGCAAAAAATATTGCTTTACCTTGTGTAAGTTTTGCAACTTTTTCTTCTTTCATTAATTCTAAATCACCACCTTCAAATTCATTTTCAGGAGATAACAAAAGAGTCATAGATATTTTTCTAACTGGCGGCTCATGTGCAAAATTTACATCATTATCAACGTGCCAATCATAAAACCCACCTTCTGGATATTCTGTGTATTGTGCCATTTCTGTTATTCTCATGCCATCAAAACCAAAATGATTACCATTAGTAGCTATCATAATCTTTTCAATGTCTTTATACATATCATTCATTTTTTTAAAAGGTATCCAACTGATATGTGATGTACGAGTTTCAGTATCTACTCCACCTAAACCAGCGACTTTATCGTTTCCAACTCCAGCATTCTGTCTAGGTTCAGCTCTTCCTGATTCTATAATCATCTGACATTGTTTAGGTGTAAAGATTGGTTCAGTTGTTTCAACAATGTAAGATTTCCATCTTGGTTCTTTTATCATATTAATATCCGTACTCTATCCATCCTGTTATTATATATTTGTCATTTGATAGAGGTGGGTTGCCTCTATGAATGTGTGTAAATTGTGATGGCCATATCATCAATGTATTTTTTTCTGGTTTGAATCTACACTTTTGATATAAAAATTCTGTTTCTCCACCTTCGGTTACATCATTTAGATAAACCATAAAAGCTAATATTCTATTTCTTGATTGCATATCTGCATTTTCACAATGCCAGCGATGATAACCCTCACCTATTTTAGTTTTTTGTATTTTAACTTCTAAAATAGTATGTTTAGCTAGTGATTTTAAATAAGAGTATTTTTGAACATATAATGGATATACTTCTTTAAAAAATCTTTCTATAAAAGGTTTGTTTGTATATGTTAAGGCAACATTAGTTTCTCTCCAAGATTCTCGTATAGTATCTATTGAATTGCCTGATACCATTGTTTCATCTATTTTTCTTGGATATACTGCACCTTGTTGCTCACACTTATTAAAATAATTTAAATAGTCTTCTATTAATTCATTTGGCATAAAGTTTTTAAATATACCAATATGGTCATCTCTAATTAAATATTGTTTATCCATTATATAGCTCCTCTATTTTTAATTGGATCAAAGTTTACATCACAGTTTGCAGCAAGTGTTCGTCTAGTTTCAGTAGTGCCATTAAAAGGATAAACACAATGCCTCATGTCATAAGGAAACACATAGAAATCTCTAAGGTCCATTGGTGGTTGATAATCTACTTTAGAAAACTGACCATTGGCTGCCCCTAGTATTTGTAGTCTTCCGTTTTGTGGTGATTGTTCTGCTGAATATTCTTTACCAAATGTAGAAGGTAGTTTTAAAATCATTACAGAAGACAGTCCTGTAAATAACATTCCTCTATGAATATGTGCAGGATTATATTCATGTTGTTTCATCTCATTCACCCATATAGAATTTAAATGAGTATCATAATCTTTTATTTTATTAAAAGCTAAATAGTGTTGAAATATAGACATAAAATAATCTGTTACATTTCTTGGTAACAAATTATGGTTTTTTATTTTAGATTGATCTTTACCATTATAAAACAATGAATGTTCGTTCTCAATCTTACCAACTAACTGACCATTAGCAGGTGCAAGGTTATGAAAATTTTGTTCATAGATCTGATTAATTGCTGTAAAAATATCTAATGGTACTTGATACTTTAAAACAGACTGACCTAAAAATACAAAATCAAAATTAATCTTTTGGTTTTCCATGTTGAGTTAATTGTTCTTTCTCTTTGTAACTGCTTTCTAATTCACCAGATTTTTTAATTCTTTGTAATGAATTTAATTGACCCATCACATTAAATATTTCAGCCTCACTTGAATTTGCATTTAATGTTTTTGCTTTTTCATGATACTGTAGTCCATATGATTCTAGTTGATGTTGGTTAACATCTTTGTCATTAAATGATCCATCATTAAATTCTTTTTTTAATCCAGACCACATTTTAATTTCTCTCATTCTATGTCTAGCAACTTTTTCCATAGATGCTTTACCAAATCTAGCTTCGTCTAAATCTATTTGATATTTAGTTAATTTATAATCATCTTTTTCTTTTTCAATTTTACTTTCTAACCATTTAATCTTCGCTTCGTTTCTTCTATAATCAAATGATAAAGTCATTAAGTTGTCTAAGTAACTTGATTGTTCTCTAACACACTGCCAATATTTTGATGCTTTAGTTGGATAACGGTTGTCTTGTAATACTGAAAATCTTGCTTCTGTTTCTGTTCGAAACATTTGTTTCTTAGTCCAAGTATCTCGCAACTCTTCCGTCATTGCTTTAAAATCAGAAACTTCTTCTGTGCTTAATAGGTTGTGTAGATTGGGGATTTCGTTTTCTACAAGACTTTTAATGTCTTTTTTTATTATATCGTCACTCATTCATTTCTCCTTATTATATATCTATGATGTTACTATTATTTATAAGACTTTTAAGTATCAGTTTAAAGAATTATGATAAATCAAATTCTTGTATTACATGAGCAGGTTCATTCCATTCTTCTGTTGCTTGAGTATCTCCTCCAGGAATAGAGCCATTATAAGCAAGAGCAGAAGCTTGAGTTCCTGCAGCCCCCATAGCGAATCTTGCCGTGTTCAGATTGTTTACTTCTGTCCAACTAGTTCCATTGTATTTTTCTGTAAGATTTTTATAACTTGAACCATTTAATCCACCAAATGCTAATCCTGCTGTAGATGTTCCACTTCCTCCAGGTTGCATCCTAGCAACATTTAAATCTCCTACCTCTGTCCAGTTTGTACCATTCCATTTTTCTGTTAAAGCTACACCTGCTGGTTCTGGAGATCCTGCAAATACTATTCCGGCTGTGCTAGTGCCTGCACTATTTAAACCATATCTACCTGAATTTAAATTATTTACTTCTGTCCAAGATGTTCCATTCCAAGTTTCACAATTAGCTGCTGTTGGAGAGGGTGTTCCCCCCACTGCTAATCCTGCTGTTGCACTACCAGTACCAGTTCCAGTACTTTTAGCAGCATTCATATCTGCTATCTCAGTCCATGCTGTACCATTCCAAGATTCATTAGTTGCTACTGCACTTCCAGTATTACCTCCAGCAACTAGGGTTGCCGTATTAGTTCCTATTGAAACTGCAGCGGCTTTTGCTACATTTAAATTTGCAATTTCTGTCCAAGC